TGGTATGCGTTTCACAGGTTACGCAGCAGTTTTCAACAGCGACTCAGAGCCTCTACCTTTCATTGAAAGAATTATGCCTGGTGCTTTCAAACGTTCACTCAAGGCACGTAACGAAGTTAAACTTTTCAAGAATCACAATATGGATGAAGTTTTGGCTTCTACTCGTTCAAAGACTTTAAGACTTACCGAAGATTCAAAAGGTTTACTTGCTGAAGCAACTTTGCCTGACACAACAGCAGGTCGTGACTTGGCTGTTCTTATGAAACGTGGAGATGTTCACGCAATGAGTTTTGGTTTCTCTGTTCCAGCAAAAGGCGATAGATGGTCTGATGATGGTATGACTCGTGAACTCAAAGAAATTCGTTTGCACGAAGTTTCCATTGTTACAGGTTTCCCAGCCTACGAAGCAACAACTGCTTCAGTTAGATCACTAGATATTCTTGCAACTAGAACTAATGTGAATGTTGATGCTTTGGCTGACGCAATGGTCAAACTTGAAGCAGGAGAAAAGTTGGCAGGTTCTGATGCTGATCTTCTTCAAGAAGTTGTTAGCAAGTTAAGGGATAACACTCCATCTGCTGATGAGTTATTGGAAATCAAACGTAAGCAATTAGACCTACTATTCAAGGCGGTATAGGTATGGATAAGGCAAAAGTTAAAGACGCGATTCTTAAAACAGCGGGCTACCCAGAGTCAGGTTCGATTGCCGAATTGGCTGATGCTATGGCTGAGGCTGTTGTGAATATTGATATGCCTGAGCCTGTGAGGGAAGTCAAGAAATTTGAGCCTGCCAAGGAAACACGTACAGTTGAGGCCTCGGAGACACGCTAGAAATAGCCCCCCCCAAATACTTGCTTTCCTAGGGTTTTGTTATACACTTGTATAACAAGGTCAAGGAAAGGGCCAAAATGAAGTTAGCACCAAGTCAAGAAAAAGTAGCAATTAAATGGTTCGTATGGAATGGTGGCAAAAGATACGAACGCAATAACGAAATCAAATGGGGTCAAGGTTATGACTTCGGATGTTCTTGTGGATATGAAAGTAATTTCGGTGCAGCACCATTAAAAACAATTCAAGATGCAATCTGGAATCACAAATTTTACGATCACGATTACAAAATCTCTTAACAAATATATGAAAATTAAGCCCTCAGAAATGAGGGCTTTTTTTGTTGTACAATAAAAATGGTTGCGTGGATGCCACCACCATTTTTACTGTCGAGTGAGCCTCGCAGATTCACATTATCAAAACCAATCCTACAAGGAGTATTCGTGGAATACATTAAACAACAACACGAAGCACGCCAAAAAGCCTGGCACGAAGCCAAAGCACTTTTGGATGCTGCTGCTGCTGAAAAGCGCGATTTAACAGCAGAGGAAAACGCAAAATACGAAACTATTTCTGCTGACCTCGATTCACGCGCAAAAGTAATCGAAACCTTAAAAGCAGATGCAGAACGCGAAGTGCGTGCTGCTGAAGCAATGAGAGGTTTAGAAAACCAAGCACGCCCAGTTGCAGAAGTACGCAACGAAAAGAATGATGCAGAAGCAATCCGTGCAATGGCACGTGGTGAAATCCGCTCATACGAATTCGAAAAGCGTGATGTAACTAAGGGTTCAACTGGTTCACCAGTTCCAACTTCTTTTTACGATCAAGTTATCTTGCTTGCTAGAACAGTTGGACCTATGCTCGAAACCAGCACAATTCTCAATACCGCTGGCGGAGAAAACTTACAAATTCCATCATTGAGTGCATACTCAACTGGAACTGTAACTTCAGAAGGTAACGCAATCGGCGAATCTGACCCAACATTCAATAACTTCGTAACTCTTGGTGCGTTCAAGTACTCATTCTTGACCCAAGTTTCACGCGAACTTGTTGAAGATGCTGGCGTAGACATTCTCGGATTCCTTGCTGCCCAAACAGGTAACGCAATGGGATACGCAGTAAACGCTGCATTAACAACTGGTACAGGAACAGTTGAACCAAACGGAATTGTTACTCGTGCAGGTTCAGCCGTAACTGGAACTTCTCTAAACCCAACTGCTGATAACTTGATTGATCTTGTTTACAGCATTGACACAGTAGGTCGTAGATTGCCAGGAGCAGGATTCCAAATGAACTCTGCATCTATCGCAAACGTACGTAAGTTGAAAGATGGTTCAGGACAATACTTGTTCACACCATCACTTTCAGCAGACGCACGCGACTTACTACTTGGCTATCCAATATTTGAAAACCCAGCAATGGCTTCAGCAGCATCAGCAGCCAAACCTGTGATTTTCGGTAACTTGCCAAGTTACTATGTACGTCAAGTTGGCGGACTTAAATTAGATCGTTCAGATGATTTTGCTTTCTCATCTGACTTAGTGACATTCCGTGCGACTTTCCGCGTGGATGGTAACTTGATCCAAACAAGTCACGTTAAATTCTTCAAATCAAGCAACTCCTAAACCGAGTCTGATTTGAATAAAGTTCTGGGACACGGAGCGCAGGCCGTGTCCTAGACACACTTGTCTCCCATCTGTAATAAGGTGGGAGACACCCTGCGTATATATGGAGTCCCTGCGTGAATCGTGAACAAAGACGAGCATTAGAAAAACAAAATAAAAACGTTCAAAATGTTGTACAACACCCAAGAAGAATTCTTTGGGTATCAAATGCACCTTGGGCTGCAACTGGTTATGGTCAGCAAACTGCTCAAGCAATTACAAGAGTTAAAAAAGATGGCAATGATATTGCTGTTGCTGCTAATTATGGTTTAGAAGCATCTGCAACTGTTTGGAATTCTTCTGCTGGTGGAATCCCTATTTATCCAAGAGGTATGGACACTTGGTCTAATGATGTTATTCCAGCGCATATGCACGATTGGTCTAAAAGAGATAAAGACGCTGAGCATTTGTTAATGACTTTATTTGATGTTTGGGTTTTTAAGGGAACAAAGTGGGCTGAGTTTCCTGTTGCTTCTTGGACTCCAATTGATCACGTTCCAGCACCACCTGAAGTTGCTGCTTGGTGTCGTCAAGATTTTGTTTACCCAATTGCTATGAGCAAGTTTGGTAAATCAATGCTTGAAAATGTTGGTATCGAATCTTGGTATGTTCCTCACGCTATTGAAAAAGTTTTCAAACCAACTAAGACTTTTAAAACTGCTGATGGTGATGTTATGACTGGTAGAGAATTTATGAGAATTGGTGAGGATAAATTTGTTGTTGGTATGAATGCTGCGAATAAAGGTGTGTCACCTGTTCGTAAAGCGTTCGGTGAAAATCTTTTAGCTTTTTCTATGTTTGCTAAAAAATATGATGATGCTGTTTTGTATATACATTCTGACGCTTCTGGTTCTCTTGGTGGTATCAGGTTGATGGATTTGATTTTGTCTTGTGGTATTGCACCTGAGAAAGTTATTTTCCCTGACCCTTACTTGTTGCGTTCTGGTATTAGTCACGAAATTATGGCTTCAATTTATTCATCATTTGATGTAATGCTTGCAACTTCTATGGGTGAAGGTTTTGGTATTCCAACTATTGAAGCGCAAGCCTGTGGTGTTCCTGTTATTGTTTCTGATTTTGCAGCTTCTAAAGAACTTTGTGGTGATGGCTGGTTGATTTGTGGTCAGCCTTATTGGGATGCTCCTCAAAAGTCTTGGTTTCATATTCCTTCTGTTCCTGAGATTGTTGATGCTTTAACTCAGGCGTATAACAAGGGTCGTGGTTTGTCGCAGAAAGCCCTTGATTTTGCTAAGGCTTATGATGCAGACTTAGTGTTTGAAAGTATGTGGAAACCTACTTTGAATGAGATATTTGAGAAAGTCGATTTAGATAGGCGAAATCGTCAAAATTAGGCACTTTTTAGGCATTTTTAGGGGAAAGGATAAGTAACTTGATTCCAGCAATGATTGTTCCTGTTTTAACTCGTTATGACCTATTAGATAGGATGATTAAATCTATTAACTATCCTGTGAAGGATTTAGTGGTTATAGATAATGGTGCAAAAGGGTTTAATTGGACACCTTTTTGGAATCAATGGGTAGCAAAAATTCATCACATAAAACTTCCTTCAAATCTTGGAGTTCCTGGTTCTTGGAATCTAGGAATTAAAGTTTTACCTAATCCTGACTGGTGGTTAATCACTAATTTTGATGTGGAGTGGGGTGGTGAATCTCTCCAGATGTTTCAAGATTGTGCTTTTACTCTTGGTTGGGAAGTTGTAGACAAAGTTGGTTTATTTGATGAGTCTTTTGTTCCAGCTTATTTTGAGGACAATGATTATGAGAGACGTTGCGAGCATCACGGAATAGAAATAGTTAATTCTTTTATTCCTGTAGCGCACGATAATTCATCAACTCTTAAAGCAGGATTTCAGCAAGATAATGATATAAGTTTTTCAGCAAACTCTGAATATATGAGCCATAAAATTAAGACTAACGATTTTAGTGAAGGTCGCTGGTCGATAAAGAGACGAAGGAAATTTGGTTGGGATTAAGAATTTATACTGGTGGGACTTTTGATTTGTTTCACGCAGGTCACGTTAATTTTTTGAAACGTTGTCACGAGATAGCAGGAATATCTGGTCTTGTAACTGTTTCGCTTAATACTGATGAATTTATTTTTGAATACAAGAAAAAGAAACCTATTTTGTCTTACCAGGAAAGGTATGAAGTTTTAGCATCTTGTAAATATGTTGATTTTGTTGTGCCTAATTCTGGTGGTGCTGATTCGAAACCTGCTATTGAGGAAGTAAGACCTGACATTATTGCTATCGGTTCTGATTGGGCTAGACGTGACTACTATAAACAGATGCAATTTGACCAAGATTGGCTCGATGAAAGAAATATTAGTTTAATTTATATTCCTTACACTAAAGGAATTTCTAGTACTTTAATTAAGTCAAAAATATGATTGTTATTGCAACAACACCTGGTAGAGAAAACTGGTTACAACAATGCTTAGCTTCTATAACTAGACCAGTCCTAGTCTTATCTGATTTCACTTTCGAATTAGGCAAAATAAATTGGATTTTTAATAGCACTAAAATTGAACGTTTTATGTTTCTGCAAGATTCAGTTGTGGTCAAAAAACAAGAATTATTTGAATTGCTTTTTAATGATAAAGGTTCTATTGCTTTAACTAATGACCCTTGTATGTATGGAATGTATATGGGTGTTTATGAAAGAAAAATACTTAGTCAGATAGATATTCCTGTGCCTAAAAATAAGCGTGAATCTATCGAATATGAATTGACTTGGACTGAAGCCTATTGTAAGGCTGCCAGAAATGTTCGCTTGGCTTTTACAGATTTGGCTGATTCTAAATCTAAAAGAAAACAAGTATTATTCGGTAGGGAGAACCTAGTTTTAGAAAATGACTTTCTCATCAAATATAAAGGTAACTGGGGTCAGTTAGTAGTCTAAACTTGGATTAGAACTTAGGAGTTTATTTTGGCTATCACAAACGGCTATGCCTCTTTGAATGAGGTTAAGGCTGCGCTTCGAATTTCTGATTCTATTGACGACACTCTTTTAGAGATGGCAACAGAATCAGCATCAAGACTTATTGACGGCTACGCTGCAAGAATTTTTTACAACGCTGGAACAGCAACTAGATACTATGTCGCACAAGACGATTTTGTTGTTGAAGTTGATGATTTAGCAAACGGAACAGTAACAATAACCACAGCGCAAGATGCTGATGGTGTTTTTGATACAACTTGGGGAACTGACGATTATCAACTTGAACCTTTAAATGGTGTTCTTGATGGAATTGCTTGGCCTTACACAACTATTAGAGCAATCGGTGACTATTTATGGCCTATCTCTGGTGGCGAAGCCTTAATTAAAGTTCAAGGAACTTTCGGTTGGCCTTCAACACCTATCGCTATTAAACAGGCTTGTATTATTCAGGCTTCAAGAATTTACAAACGTTTAGATAGTCCTCTAGGTGTTGCTGGATTTGGTGATTTAGGAGCTATAAGAGTTACTAGAGATTTAGACCCAGATGTTGCTCAACTTGTTCAACCATATAAGAG